CTGATTTCTTGCGGATACTCTTGGACTTCACAATAGCGGGAGCGCGAGTTCGCTTCCCTCCAACGCTAGCTTGCCTCCAGTACGAGCAACACTCTTCCAAACGCCTGAGGCGTAAGGGAGAACTTGCTTCAACATAGTCATGCCACCTACAGCTTCCGCAGCTTCGCCTACTAAATTCTTCATCCTTCTAAGAATAGGATGTGAACTAGCGACTTGGTGCATAACATGCGCTGTTAAGCTCTTGTTGTGGGAGGAGGACATCTGGGATATCGCATTACCCAAATGTGCTCCATCAGTAGCTTGCACGCTCTTCTGATTAACTCTTGGTTTATCGAAGAACTGGTATTCCACTGCACCGATAACACTAATGTTAACGGCAGATGCGGTGGATACACCACCATCGGGGAAATAGAAAACCAGTGACATCTGTGGTTGCTGCTCAACACTCAAAGTAGAGGGTTCAGCACGCGCCCACTTATGCACCTTCTGATCAGGCTTCCACGTAAAACGTGTGAAACGCTTATCAGTAAAGTAGCGCCTACCAAGATAGTGGGCGCCACTTCGGAGTTCCTGAAGATCGTTAGCATTGACGTCAGGGGCTTTGTGGTAGACAAAAGCTTCCACCCAGCCCTGCGATTTGCTAAGCTCCGCCTCCCATCCGACTTGGACTCCCATGAAATCAGGTCTCATGAGGCAATCATTGCCAGAATAGGTGGCTGTAGAGGGGTCAGATCTCCTCCCATAAACGATGGGTGTGACCGTCGATCCTGAAGTTACCGCCGTGGACCAACTGTTAACCGGTATAGTCGCTGAAGGCAATATGTAGCCTGCAGCTCCTATAAAGCCGGAACTGTCAGTCACCGTAGAACCGAGGGCATAGGCCACGCCATCAATGTTGACGAGCCGGGCCTCGGGTTCTTGACCACTGGACATGCCAGTACGGCCGAGAAAGAAATTTGCCAAAGCGTATTTCTGCGTTGTTGGCGCATAATCACACTCGGCCCAGTTCTCTACGGCTACCGATGAACTAGGGATGAGCGACTCATGAAGTGGGCACTTCACTACAACGCCATCTCTTGTCAACGGAGCACTAAACGGGTTATCAACGGCACGACACCAGTCGTGACAGGCTGGTGACATGCACATTGAAGGCTTCATTGAACTCATACCAATTTTCTCAGCTTCCTTATCCGAATGTGTAACCTTCTTCTGGTTAGGGACACGTGGAATGGAGCCAAGCGTATTGGTTGGGTTCGCTTCAACCTTATTCAGTCGTTTTCTCATCGCGGTCATTTCGCGTTCGAATTTCTCGATTTTCTTCTTATCGCTCATTGTTCTAACTTGCGGGATTATCTCCAGCTTATTTCTCGGATCCCATCCGATCCGAGATAAAACTTCATTGACGCGCTGTCTTGCAGGATGGTGACGCATCTCGAAGTCAAATTGAACTGCTGTTTCGACGCAGCGCCTACTCTTTGTCGCTAGGTGGAACAAGATTTTACCTAGCGTCGCGGGGTAAGCAACGCCGTTCTTAAAACGATGAGAACAAAATTCGAAGTCATCGATGCTATACTCAGTTATCTCCTTAAGAGGCAGACCAAATTCGGTGTAAGCCGATTTGATTTGCTCGTCCGTGACAGTCGCAGGCACGAACTCGAGACAATCGTCTCCCATTGCCTTCGGCCAGGCTTTAAAACCCAGCTTAGCGGCGACCATGCAAGATGCAAATACGCGCATAGAGGAGTTCCCACTCCCCGTTATTCGCTGTCCTGAAATCCATATACCAGGAAAGTTGACAAGGACCACGGATCCGTCACTCAATGCTCTGGGCATATGGGTTTGGAAAGCGAGTAGCATCATCACCATCTTGTCGAGATTGCTCGAGGGCTTGGCTCGTAACTTCCAAGACCTGAGCTCACCCTCCATCATGATGAGCCATACTTTCATCTGCCAATCCCACGAGATGACGTCGGTAGAGATCAGGCGGAGCTTGTAGCCAAGCTCCTTCTCCAATCTCTCCTTCGTTGTCTTAAGATGAGCAATAAATTTTCTTACCAGTTCGTCCGAAAATCCAATGCCAGGGACACTTGGACATTCAGGGAACTGTGAAATCTCGTACTTATCTAGCTTCTCGAAAAACAGGCGTTGGACAATTTGGTCCACTATCGACATAGCCACTACAATCCTGTAGCGTTCTATATCAAGCTTGGACTTCCTGTGCCCCTCCTGCTTAATGAATTGGCGTGCAACATCAATGAGTTCTCTTTGGAGCCACTCTCGTGGATCCGATGGAAAATCGTTTCTGGACTGAAAAATGCGTTCAACGCGATCCAGTACCTGATCCTTGATCCATCCATAGTGGTCGCGTAGCAGCGCCTTATTAGTTGCTGCCATCTGCGCATATGGGAACCCAGGGATGCTCTTGAGGTTTAACATGGTTCCAATGAAGTCAGGACCAGCTACAATCTCATTAAACATAGATTCAAACAACTCACGCTTTAGTTTAGAGTTGTAAAAATCCATGCGACTGTTAGAATATAGCTCTTTGTATTGGACTTTTGCTTTCTCAAGCAATTCCTTAGGCGGGTCATCCGCGTGCACGTGACGCTTTGCGTGTGCAATCATGGATGCGAGTTCCGCTTTAGGGCCACGCTGTGGCCATCCAAACTCTGAAACCTCGGGAAAATGTTCAGCGAATTTAGCGACCCATTCCGATTCAACGGGCATAGGTCGAGACATTACAAAGTTCGCCGATGAGGCAATTTTGGTAACATTTTCACCAAGGATTTCGTCCTTAAATTCAAATTGGTTCAGGGCAAGAAGGTACGACTCGTTGAAGGAATAATCCTCAAACTCGTCGTCCATGGGATAGTCACTCCAGCGCCTATCACCTGCGGCACTAAAAACAAGCTCGTTCTCAAAGGACAAGTAATCGTAACTAGTGTCGTCGAATGGATCGTAACTACCACGTTTCTTATAAGATTTCGTATTAGCGAAAAGCTCGAAGTCGTCGTAGACGTCCAGGCGACGGGCTCTGGGACCCCTGCTAGCATAGGAACTCTCATTGTGGGCCATATGGAAGAGCGAGTAAGCCAAACCTTGATTTGATTCAACTCCATCTCTACCATCGGCACCACGGAGATGCATTCCTATGCAGCGCGTACCCTGAATGATGGGAGATCCGGACCATCCGCCAACAGTACTGGCTGTGTACCTGAGAGAGAGAGCGTCAGGCGTATCCTGCAAAACACCATAAGTGGTGGCATGCTGGGCCGCATTGACTCTCCCCATAACAAGAACTGCGCCAGGCTTGGGAGTAGCTAACTTTACGGTCTTAAGCGATATAGCTGAGCAATAGTCTTGCGGAAGCGCGAAAAACGCTACATCAAGACGCTTGTCCAGATAGTCAGGCTTAGGAAGACGCATAGTCTTTCCTGCTGTAGTACGAACGAATGGTTCGGAGCCACACGCGGTAATAACATGCATTGCCGTTGCAAAGAAGGAGCGTTTAATATCCTGAACTCTCGCGCCCATACCCAAGGGTCTGAACGTTCCAGTAGGAAGCATAATGCCCACCTCAGCAAGATAGCTGGGAAGCTCATGACAATGATAGAAGTCTGACATCGCCA